CTACGGTAATGTAATAACCGACTTCTCCTTTTTGTGAATAGAAGTCGACGCTTAATCCATCTACCGTGACGGAAGCGTATGTTTTGAGTTTGCTCATTGTGCCGTTAGTGATTTACAGAGGACTTGGGGGTTTTCCCTCTGTAGGAACCCCCAAGAAACCACCGCTTACGCGGTTGCGCCGGTCTTGACGTTGATTATCCAGTTCGCGTTGAGTACCTTTACTGCAAACGGAACCTTCCAGCCAATCGTAGAAACCATGTTCAGCGGGTCGTTCGTGGAGTTCGGACCAGGGGTCTTCACAGCCACGTTCGCACCACCAAGCGAGGGCGCGCCACCAAGACCAACAACTGCATAGGCGTTTGCGCCAAAGATGAAGTTGTAGTACACGGTGACAGTGCTCGCAACGGTCGCGGGGTCAGTCGTCTCGACAAACTCAACGCCATGGAGCTTACCAACAACACCGCGCATGATTGCGTCGGCGTTCGTGTAGCGGTGTGCGTCGAGCCACTCGGAGTTGCCCATGAGGTCCATCGCCGTCTGGGGGCCGATGATGCCACGGTACATCCCACCAGGGAAGCGCGGGGCCTTGTTGACCTTAAGGGTTCGGACGGCCTTGCGGATTTCGAGGCCCGTAAGGGTGTCGGTAACACCGATGTTCGAGAGGTCGGTCTTACCAAGGGCCGTCTGGCCCGTGGCAGAAGCCGCCAATTCAGCGCGGATGAGCTGGTCGATGGACTCGCCAGCGTTCTGACCCATCACATCAACGTGCTCCGCGAGGTTCGTGTCAAGAGAGGTCATCTCGAACAGCGAGTAGACCGCAGTTGCCTGGCCGTATTCAGCGAGAGTCGCCGAAACAACCGAGGAAGTGAGGTCAGCCGCCGCCGTGTACGGACCCTCGGAGAGAGCCGTCGTTACGACCGCGAGGGGCGTAAAGCGGTTGAAGTAGACCGTCTTGCCCGAGTTCATCGGGACAACCTTAACCGTAGCACCGAAGTCGTGGCGAAGTTCGCTTTTCGCACGCTCCAAGAACTTCCGGTCGTAGAAAATCTGCATTATTGTCGACAGATTTCCAGTAGTAGTAGAAGCCATTAATTTATACTTTTAATCCGAAATCGTGCCTACCTCGGAATGATTTTCTCCAGCTCAGCGGCAGTCATCTTGCGGAGGTCGTCTTCGCCGTACTTCTTAAATACAGGCGACTTCGTACCCACCTCCGGTGCGGCCTCCTTGGATTTCTGCTCCGCGCGCATTTTTTCCAGCCGCGCCTTTCCGGCGTTTGACTGGATATACTTCAACGGCTCAACGCCGAGGTCGCGGGCATCGGATTCGAGGGCGGCAATTTCGTCCGTCGCCAAATCCTTAACCGTGGAGAACACCTTTACAATGCTGTCGAAGGGTGCTGGTTCTTGTAACGTTGTCTTCTCAACTTTTGGTTGAGGGGTTTCTTTCGGTTCAGGCTTCTGAGTAGGTTCCACCTTCTCTGACGCCTTCCCCTTGTATCTCTGCGCGGCCGCTCGATAACCCTTAGCGAGCTTCCGCAGTTCCTCGACATCGTTGATTGTGTCAACTTTGTCCGTAGGGCTTTCCCCCTCGGTTACGCTTTCGTCTATAACCAGTTCAGCCTCTTGCGCTTGGGCCTGTGCGTTTTCATCTGTACCCATAGATGATGATGGTTAATCATTTTTGGCGGGAATGATAACCCGTAATAAACTCCTTAAGGCGGAGTGGCCTATTCGAACGTCTGTGAAGACGGTTTGGAATCTTGTTTGGGGAGCGCGTCCCAGGTTTTCAGTAACCTTTCGACGGCTTGTGCGGCGCGGTAGCGTGCGGCAACTTCAACTTCAAAGGGAAACCTTGATTGCGCCTCGATGTACCTTATATTATACATCATTTCAACAAACTTGTCGAGTTCAGTTATCAACAGGTGGAACTCAGGATGCTTTTTCAGTTCTCGAATTGCTGTCTTGATGTCCATGTTATTGCATTACCTGCGGAGTGGGTTGTTGGCCCTGTGGAAGCGCCGTCGGGGCCATCGCGGTTTCGTTGTTAATCTGGTCCAGTTCGGAGATATGGAACCCGATTGCGGAGAGGGCCTTGAACATAAGCGAGCGGGTAACGGGGTTTGTGAGGAGTTGCGGCGCGGCGGCAATCTTGTCGAGAAGGATAATCGCGTTATTGAGTTGCGAGCGTACTGCTTTGTTCTCACCTGTGATTACGATGTCAACGTACCAGTCGGGGTTTTTGAGAACATCCTTGTATTCATCTTGCGCAACCTGCACCCACATCTTGCTTCCAACAGACCGCTGGGTGTCCATGGCAAGCTCCTTGAGTTGCTCGAACGGCGGCGGGATTTCTCCTCGAAGAACGAAGTCCCACTGTTGTGTACGGGCCCAGTTTGAAGCGTAGACGTTACGGGCCTTTTCGAGTTCCGTGACAGAACCAACGAGGCGCAGAACATGCTCTTTTGTAAGCTCCTTAGATAGTTGCGGGATAACCACATCCTTAAGGTATTCCTCAAGGAACAGTCCGACGTTCTCTCGCTTGAACTCAAACGCGGACGCTGCCTGTTGTTCTTGGATTTGGATTGCACCAAGGGTGGCGGATGACGGTGTGGCCTCACCACGAACAACGTCGTATGAGAAGGTAGACCTGTCGGCGGCCTGTTCGGTTGCTTGTATTCCGGCATTGAACAGCGGCGTTGCAACGGACGATGTGTCAATCTTTGAGATGGGGGAGCGCGGGGTCATAATCTGCCCGTTCTCCACGTCAGTAAAGATATTGTTTGCAACGGTCTGGTCTTGCGTTTGGAGCAGAATAAGGGACGCAATCTCCATCGCGCGTGCTTCTTGATTTCTAATTTCGTTTCGCCGGCGTTGGGGCTCGAACAGTTTCTCTACAACCCCTTCACCGAGCCAGCGGCCCTTCACGCGCGCGTAATGGACCTCTTTAAGGGGGAGTTCTTTCAGTTTCTCTTTGTAGAGCACAAGGCCCTTCTCATCAACAATCACCCCCTGGTCGTTACGCATGAAGTTGTCAACGTCTGCTACAACAAACTTCGCAAGAACGTATTTCTCCTCGTCGGATTCTTTATCTGTAAACCACGACAAAGGAACTTCTCCGTAACGGGTGAAAATCTCAAACAACGGAACACCAACGTTCTCCTCGACAGAGGCGCCTGATTGCCCGTCATAGTTTGGTCGCGGTGCGGTTCCACCGCGTTTAAGTAATTCGGTTACATTGTCCCACTTCCCCTCCATTGCTCGGAGTTCGGCTGGGGTGAAGAAGTCTTTAATAACTGTGTACCGCCCAGAATCCAATGACTCGGCCCCTTGGTCGTTATACAACCACCGTAGGTCAACTACACGGGCTCCGTTTTTATTCTTCTCAAGCACAACAGAACCGTAGACGGGAAGTTCCTCAACAATTTGATTTAGTATCTTCCCGAACTTCGAGCGCTTAAGCCAGTTCTTCAATTCCTTCTCAAGGAGGTAGACAGAGAGGTCCGTGTTTTCTTGATTCCCCACAAGCACGAAATCTTTTACGTCAATGTCAAGCATCTTCGTAGCGACCTCGCACCTCCAAGTGACGATGTTGTCGAAAATCTTCTTTCGCTTCACTCCGTTCACCTCGTAATAGTCCCCGTCAACAAAATGTGACGAACGATACAGGTGAATCTTCTTAATGGCTTCGTACTGAGAGAACGTGTACCCTGGAACTACTTCGATTTCGTTCTCAATGAAATCTTTTCGTTCGGTGCGTATTTGTTTGAATATGTCGAACATTAGAGTTAGATACCCTCTACCGCCCCCACGGCACGTTAGGGGGGCGGCGGGGGATATCCGTTTATGATTACATTATATCACAAACTTGACACCTTGTAAATAGTGTGCTATTCATACGACGGTACGGCCCGGCGGGCGCGCATCACATTTGACTGTTGATACATAACTTGTGACTCCCTATATGTCTTAGGAACGACGTTAAAGAACGCCAACATGGTAGCCATGATAAGGTCGTCGTGGTAGCCGTTCTGGGCCCCGGCGCCCAACATCTCCGCCGCGTCTGAATAGATAAACTTGGTCATTTCTGCAACAATGTCCTTATCTTTAACCTTTGGAAAGTGTTTCTGAAGGAGTTCTTTGAAGTTCTCGATGAGCTGTGTCTTCGTTGAGTAGTTTGTCGAGAAACCGAGCTTCTTTGTCGTTTTTCGCTCTCTTTGGGAGAAGACCTCTCGGGAGTAAATATAGTCATACGAGCGCTTCAACCCCTCAACGAGGGCCTGTCCGACACCTGTTGCTTCAGGAATGACCAGCGGCTTCTCTTTTAGGGAGTAGAGCATAGCCATCTGGACCGTCTTTTCAACAATAACGTTCGTCGGGACAAAGGCTTTATACGTCGCGGCGATTTCTCCCGTGTCAGTATCAACACACACAATCGCGCAAGGGTCTTCTGAGCCTAAAGACGGGTCGACGCCTATTTGATACACATGGTAGTCGGGATTCTTAAATATCTTAATCCCATCCAGCACCCTCTCGGGTTCTTTAGTATGAGCAGTTTGTTCAGTAATCCACTCCTGGTAGAACACAGACCCCTCAACCAAGGTGGTATCGTCCCAAATACCGTGGACAAACCTATCAACATACACCTTCGGCTTGGACAATTCAGAGGTAATAAACGCTTCAGAGAGGTTGGCTTTGTTATCCAACATCGAAGTGTGGATAAACGCCGTCATGGGTCTTGGATTCACCTTAAAGAAGTCATACGACCAATGATTCGCCGGGTTCATGGTCATATTCATCTGCTGGAATGCGTGTTTTCCACACACCGAACACTCCTCGAAGATTGGGTTTCCATTTTTATCACGATGGACAACCTGAGACTCCTTAGAATGCTTACACGGCCTCCATCGTAACCGGGAATTAAGCGCGTCAAACACCTTCTTGTCAATTTCCTCCAACTGGTCGATGAATATCAGACCAAAGTTGTGTGATTTAAGGTTCTGAACAGCCTTCTTCAAATCATCATTCCCCTCTCCTTGTAAGGCATCCAGACCAAAAAAGGTGGCAGAGCTTCCGTTATTGAACTGAATCTTATGTTCTCCCGCCTTGAACTCATAAATCTGGGGTGGACAAATCTCAAGGAAGTCCTTCATAAACGTACTCTGGGCGTTCTGAAGTGTTTTACGACCAATCAAAGAAGGAACACCAGGAAAGAACAAATGCAACAGGATAAACTTCACCATCCACCCCAGAGTCTTACCAGAAGCCATACCTCCCACAGCTAAAGAAAAACGCTCCTTCATGTTCAGGAACGCAATCTGTTTCTCGTTCAGCTTAATATCACTAAACTCGGTGATTTCTAAACCACGCAACCACCGCTTACCCAACTCCTCGTAGGCAGATGTATCCATTAGCGGCGCTTCTTTCCTTTACAAGACATGGTTGGTATCTAAAAGTGACTTGTAATATATATGGCGTACCCAGGACTTATGGTTGGTATAGGAAGTGGAGATTTTATAGGAGGAGCGGTACTTTTACTTACAACCTCCAACTCACTTTCCCCCATACCCCACCACACCCCCGCCACCTTGTCAATCCTTTTTTTCCTCATCCTCGCGTGTCGCAAAAGATGTATTTCGCGACACGGTGGCATACACTGGCTCTACAGGGCCGTTATTGTCCCCCTCTCGCACCGTCACGTTGAGTACCGGAACTACAGTGGCACTCTTTTGCTCGCTTGTCAAGTCTATATTATCATGCTTTGCAAGTGCTGTCAATACTTTCAGCGCTACGCCTAACTCTCCGTCTTGCATTGCTAACATTCGTATACGTTCTCGCAGTTGTTCCGGGCTTATCCCTACTTTCTCCAAAACGCTCAACGCCTCTTGTTTCTTCAACAGCGGCTGTTCTGCGATATCGGCCGCCTGCACCTTTAGTGCGTGATTCAATAATCGTTTCCCTTGTTTCAATGCGGTTTTTTCGGAGTATCCGGCGGCTACGGCCGCACGGTAGACGACGTTATTGTGCTTCGGGAGTTCCTCTATAAGTTTCCTCGCACGGTGGATTGACCGTATATCTTGCATAGTAGGATTATATCATACATTGCAATATATGTCAATGCCTCTATTCGCCCCTAGGACGCGCGAAACTAGTGTTATGCGTATATTTGTACCTTGGGATACTTATTTGTTCCGGTAGGAACTTGCCTTCGCGTAAAGCTCGGATAGCGGGTAGGGTGGCCCGGTTGTTTCGTTGCGGTATTCCGCTCGGCTATGGGTTCGGGAA